TAGCCCTTCTGCTACTAGATCTAGAAGGGCTAGGTGACACCGTCACCTAACCCCCTTATGATCGGCTTGTCCGATCTAAATTCTAGGAGCACATCGATGCGACGCAAATCTAGCTTCAAGAAACACAATCGAAGCTACAAGCGGGCGAAATCCCGCACCAGGGCGATCAATAGCCCCGCAATGGTCCTTCGTGGTGGCCGGCGGCTTTAATGCCCTGCGCCTCCCCGATGACCGCCTATCGGCCCACCAATGGTGGGCCGGTTCATTTTAGCCGACCCCAACATCTTACTTACACAGAAATACAACTCCCTTGCGGCAAGTGCATACTTTGCCGCGAGGACTATGCGAGGCAGTGGGCGGTACGCATCACAAATGAAGCCTCCCTTTGGGAGCTAAATTCATTCGTCACACTCACGTATGACGATGAACATCTACCAGCAGATGGAAACCTCTGCTACAAAGACCTACAGGACTTCTGGAAACGACTTCGGAAGAAAGTCGGGTCACTCCGTTACTACTCAGTCGGAGAATATGGCGACAAAACAAATCGCCCTCACTATCATGCATGCATCTTCGGGCATGCATTCGAAACGGACCGCATTATTTTGCGGACCGAACCATACTTGTTATGGACAAGCCCTATACTCTTGGAGGTATGGGGCAAAGGCCACGTTTCAGTAGGGGCCTTAACGTTCCAAACCGCTCAATACACAGCGTCTTACGTAACTAAGAAGCTTGGCTATAAGCACAGATACCAACAGCTCGACCGCGAGAGCGGCGAACTCTCGGATATGGTGCAACCTAGAGCATTCATCTCAAACGGCGGTGGACGTCAAACAGGAAGGCAAGCCGCTATCGGCAAACTCTTCCTAAAAAAACATGTAGATAACATCTACGCTCATGACAAGGTCATGATCAATGGCAAAGCACAAAAACCACCAAAATACTATGATAATTATTTGTCTACTTACGACGAACGTCGACATAAACGCATTAAGGAGGAACGACTTAAAAATGTAAAACCACAAACAGCAGAACAACTTCGTGCGCGTGCGATCAACGCGCGTGCGCGAAAAAAACTTAAACCAAATAAAATCTGAGAATCGCAAATGAACAGAAACAAAACAGCTAGACAAAAAAACTTTGCCACAGTCCCAAGGAGCGATATACCTCGCTCCAAATTCAAAATGCGCCAAACGCGCAAGCAGGCGTTCAACGCCTCAGAGCTCGTGCCAATTATGTGCGAAGAAGTCCTACCTGGGGACGTATGGCAGCACAAGGAATCAATCATGGCACGGCTCGCTACTCCTATCGCTCCAGTCGTGGACGATATGGACCTCGAGACCTTCTACTTCTTCGTTCCAAACCGAATCACTTGGGAAGACAAGTGGGAGGACTTCATCACTGGAACAGACACAGCACTGACGGTGCCAACAATCATACCGGCAGACGCGACAAACGGACACACTGCAATACTCAACGGCGTGTTCGATCACTTCGGAATCATGCCGCAGGCGTACGTAGTACCGTACGCAAAATTCAACGCGCTGCCCTTCTGGGCATACTTCATAATTTGGAACCAGTGGTTCCGTGACCAGAATCTCCAATCCGAATGGGAATGGTCAGCAGCGTGGACATCGCAGAACAGCGAAGACATTACGCAGGGCGCAACAGCGTGGACGCAGCAATGTCTCCGCGTCAACAAGCGTCACGATTATTTCACATCGTCGCTCCCCTGGGCACAAAAAGGTAGTCCGGTGACAATGCCACTCGGGACGACCGCACCAGTTGTATTGACGGCAAATGCAACAACCGGATCATCTCTCAACGTCAATGTAATTGGAGCAGCGAACTCACGTACACTTAATGCGGCCGGCGGCGTAACGACGCAATGGAGCGCATTGGCTGCGACGACACCCGCGCAGCTCGTCACAGATCTCAGCGGGGCTACCGCCGCCACAATCAACAGCATCCGCTTGGCGGTAACAACTCAGCGTCTCCTGGAACTCGACGCACGCGGCGGTAGCCGCTATGTCGAGAACCTCATGGCGCACTGGGGTGTGCGCGCAAAAGACTACCGTCTGCAAATTCCGGAATATCTCGGGGGAAGTAAAATATCCGTCACGGTAAATCCTATCGCACAAACAGCGGCATATGATGCCGCAACGGGCGAGTCTCCACTTGGTAATCTCGGCGCAGAAATGCATGTCGCCGGACATAAAAGGACCTTCACATACGCGTCAGAAGAACATGGATACATCATCGGTCTCGCCGTGGCTCGTGCTACTCCAACGTATCAGCAAGGTACGCGACGTCACTGGCTTCGGAAAACTAGACTCGACTATCCAGATCCCGTGTTTGCAAACATCGGGGAACAAGCAGTCGGAACAGGAGAAATCTTCCAACAGGCCGACGACACTCCGCTTAACCCCGTATGGGGCTATCAGGAACGATACGCAGAAATGCGATATACTCCGAACGAAATCACGGGCGTACTACGATCAACTGCACCAGCGCCGCTCGACTGGTGGCACTACTCGGAAGAATTCGCGTCCGAGCCAGCACTCAACGCCGCATTCATTACGGACAAAACACAAGAAACGCTAGAGCGTTCACTTGCGACAGACTCTGCGGAACAGTGGTCCGCACAAATTATTATGGATATTCTCCATGATTCAACGGTCGCAAGACTTCTCCCAACTTACGGTGTCCCTGGACTGGTACGGTTCTGATGGACCCGGTCACAGGTGCTGCTCTTATCGGCCTAGGCGGAGAGCTCCTTTCGGGGATCTTCGGCAGCAGCGCACAAAAAAAGGCCAACAAAGCGAACATTAAATTACAAAGGGAGAATCAGGCGTGGCTCAAACAAATGAGCGACACGAGCTATCAACGTTCGACGCAGGACATGATTGCAGCGGGTTTAAATCCGATGCTCGGCTTCTCACAGGGGGGCGCGAGCACTCCGGGGTCATCTGCCGCCACTGTGGAGCCGAATATGGCAATGTCGCGAGCTACGTCAAGTGCCGCGAACAAAGCCATGCAAATGGCGCAAATCGATCTCACGTCGCAACAGGCTCGAAAAACGAAAGTTGAAGCGGACTTCGGAGACGCATTCAACGCGGCGAACATTCCTGAACTTGTGTTCAGGTCAACACAGGAAAGCAACAAAGCGTCAGCGGAGGTGGATAAAATCGTAGCTGAGATTCATCAGCTCGAAAAAACCGGGAAAGCAACGGAAGCGCAAGCGGCGCAGTTGCTTGAGCAGGCAAATCAAATCCGTACGATGCTTCCGTCTCTTAAAGCGGCTAGCGATATAGAGACAAAGCTAAAACAATATCAAGTCCCGTCCGCTCAAATGCAATCTCGGCTCATTACCGAGATGGAAGCCGGTCGCGGTAGCGACACAATCGGCGGTGCATTGCTGGACATCATTCAGAAAATCAATGCAATTAAGAAAGGAAATTGACGTGAAACTTAACTATGAGCAGTACAAAGAAAGAGCCGCTAGGCTCGCATCGCGCAATTCTGATCCGTCTGAGACGGATCAAACTGGCGCTGATGATACGAACATCAATGTCATTGTGAAACGCTATGGCGTGTACGGTACCGTTCCATCAGGACTCAAATCTCCGTTGTACGGGCAGGATACGACCGAATGGCCTACGGACCTTTCGGAGGCAATCGAGATTGCGCGGTCACTGAATACATTACGGCAGAAATTGCCGGAGCAAATGCGCAATCTCAACGAGCAGGAACTTCTGGCATTGACACCAGAAGAAATCGTGGATATACTCAAACCGTCGGAAAAACCGGCGGAAGACAAAAAGGTTGAACAAGCGTGAAACTATACGCGGTCAGAGATCGCATGATTGACTACTTTATGGTGCCGTTTGCGGCACCAAACGACAATGAAGCAATGGCTGGCATTGCACATGAGGTCAATCGTGAAGAAAGTCAGGGCGCTATTCAACAGGCGCCCCATCACTTTGAACTCTACTCACTCGGAGAAATTGACGATAATGGAATCATCTTCCCCAAAAAAGAGCTCGTCTGCGACTGCAGTTCCCTCGTTAGAGCTCGACGGCAATCCGCCGAATCCGAAGCTGGTATGGCTTCGGGAGCAACGCGCGCACACCGTGGCGCAAATCAAGGAACTGGAGGCAACGCCGGTTCCGATACCTAAATTGTACATCAAAGCGAGAAATAGTAATATCTCGCGGTTGAAAACATTGTTACGCGATATCGAGGAAGCGATCGCGTACGAGGAAAAACAGACGAAAGTCTGAGCGGCGATAGTCGCCTAGCCCTTCTGCTACTAGATCTAGAAGGGCTAGGTGACACCGTCACCTAACCCCC